GCGCCGTTAAAACGCTCCCAATTGTCCCAAATTAGTCTGTTCGGTACAAAAAAGAAAAATGTTTCGACATACAAATTATCCATAATTGGATAAATTGGGGTGGCCAAACGGCCAAACCCCATTGCGTTAACACTAAAAGTATCGCCTGGCAAAACTTCGTCAACAAAAATTGGTATTAAATAACCAGCGTCAAACGTTGTTTTCAAACCATGACTTCTATTGAACGTTGACCTTTGAATATCAGCCTGTGGGACTTTGCTGAATTCATGTTTCATAACTGTTGGCAAATTGCCAGTGCTACTATTTAACATTTACTTGTCTCCGAGTGTCTCTACTTCGATTATTTTTTTCTTTTCCTCAACAGCAATTTCTGCTGTTGTATCTTCAAACGTACCAAGGCGAAATAAACTATAATCGCCTGGGTGTTTTGCAAACGGATGATTTCCGTCTGCTACTGCCTCTTGCAATGCTCTTATTGCTGTTCCATCTGTTACTTCCAGAAAAGGCGTTGAATAAACCTCTGCTTTTCTATCATAAACTGCATAATAAACCTTTTTCATCTGAACCTCCTAAAGATTTCTAATAAGCTTTTCTAACTTTCGCATTTTTACTTCTTCTTCGACCCATAACCTGTCCATTCGATGGTCATAATTAATTATTGGATCATCCATACTTTCTATGCGCTTTTTCTTAATGTCAACCATTGTTTTTTCATCGCATAATTTATCGTAGTAACGTGGTGGCCTCACTTCTTTACCATTAACAACTATAAAATCGTGTTTATGACAATCGTGCCACCCGTACTTTTCGTACCATGTTGCGCCTATTCCAGGCCTTCTACTCATGGTACAATATTCTGGTTTGATTTCGTTAATAATCTCTCCAGTTTCTAAATCAACCTCGCGATAATGTTCTATCGCTTTTTCACCTGTCATCTTTTTCATTACGTATCTAGCGCAATATGCTGCGCTTTCAAAAGTGACATCTCCTATTGTGTGGAATCCATACGGCCATAGCTGCTTTAATTCTTCACTTACATACAGCCTTATATCGTCTCTTACTGACCACAATTTTTTATCTTCGAAATCATGCCCGAATAATAATGCATGATAATGTGGTCTCTTGTTTTTATCGCCGTATTCACCACAATGAAAGAATCTAATCTTATGATTATATCTTTCTCTTAATCGTTTCATAAATCTCTGAAACTCACTTACATCCAGCGAAGCTGGATTTTCACGACTCGACAAATACTCATTGTCGAACGTCAAGGTTATAAAACAGTTATTATCGTGCATTTGAGCTTCATGGACGCATCTTATCGCCCATTGCCGACTATAATCCAATCGGCAGCCTATACACCTACCACAAGCTAAATTAAAGCCCTTTGCAAGGGCAAAGGGCTTATCAAATACTACTTTGCCGTCTAGCTTGTAGCCAACTAGCGGATTGTAGCAGGGCATTACGTTCTAATACCTCCACGCATTGGCTTTACGTAATTTTTTGATTTTACCCTGCTTGCTGTTCTGCTGAACAACCGCTTACTCTTACCTCTAGACATTTTTTTGCGATACATAATCATCTGTCCTTTCATATAAATTCAACCAAACTTCACCTTTTTCGTTTGGTATTGGTAACACATCCATTTTAACCCAAAACTTATCACCCTGTTTCTGGGCTATTCCTATTTTTATCCAATGACTTTTCCCGTCATTATTCTTAGCTTGTACTAAATTATATCTTATCTTATCCATGTTTTACCTCCATTGACTGTCAGTGGGCACATTTACATCTAGTAGGTAAATGTGCCCACGCGCGCCTTCACTCCCCTGCTTGTTGGGGAGCGGGAGGTTCAGACGCTTCTTTTTTCGCCTTTCTAGGCGTTTCTTCTATTACGACTGGAGCCTCCTTCAGTCCTAATTCGATCATTTTATTTTCGTTTTCTGGATTTGTTGCAAATTCAAAAAACGTTCCTGCATCGTTGCCGAACATTTGACGCAATTCTGCTGGCAACTGCATAAAGTTATCGTTAGCACGATTAACCATATCTAAACTTTCGCGATATTCGTTAACCTCCGAATAATCGCCATATTGCGCGACACCACGCGCTACATTAGCGATCAAACCTGTTTTATCATATTGTTTAATAATATTACGCACATCCGCGTCTTTCGCGAAATGCTGTTGTGTTAAACTTTCGCCTTTCGGCTTCATTTGTACTCGCTTACGCTCTGCATATCCTGTTTTAAATTTCATTGACTCCAATCCTTTATCAAATCTCTAACTACCTTATCTTGTTTAACCATCCAGTTCAAAAATTTTGCTGTTTCGTCGATGGTTGATTTACTTATTTCTTTGACACCTTCAACTGCTCTATCTAGTACTTTACCGCCGGTTTCACGAATTCCAGCATATTCTCTGCCGCTTATACTTTTATATGATTGAAATGCTTCAATCATTGTTTTTATTCGTTCTTTGCTTAAAACTTGCTTTCCTCTAGCTAACTCTGCGGGATTAATACCATTAACTATTGCTACTGCATTTGAAATAATATTATCTGGCCCCATAGTTGCGGCCAGTCTCTGCCATCTTTCCTGATGCAATTCACTATCGAATTTTAGCTTTTGTTTAATTACGTTGGTTTGTTGTTTTATCTGTTGAACTTGTGCTTCAGACTGCTTTGTCTGTTGTTGCATTTGTTTTGCTGATGAATACTGTTGGTATCCCTGCAAAGCTGCAGCCCCTATATTACTAGGGCTGTAGGTTGCTCCTGCCGGTGTGCTTGCACCGCCATATTTCGCCGCTAATATCGGATTTATACCTGCTTTACGCATATCCGCCATTTGGCGTTGTACGGCTGTATTTGACATCTGGGCTTGAAAACCCATCTGTCTTTTTGCTGCTTTTTTTGCTTGCTGGTTCTGTATATACGCACCACCAGCTGCAATTAACGCCGCTTGCCAACTCATTATTTACACTCCGCTACATAAATCCCTAAATTAGCACTAATGTCACATACAATGCTCGCCCAGTTATCAAAGCCATTAGCCATAAGCCAAAGTACAAAGCCTCCGATAACCATGGGCGCAGCAAAGCGTTTAAGTAACCCAATATAAATTGCATACTTTGCTTTCATTTTTCACCTAAAAATGATCAATGAGTCCAGGCACACTATACACTGGCATTGGTCTCGTTGTTTTCATATCAAAGAACCAATCAAATATTAAATCGGGTTCATTTGTAACTGCTACTACACGGTCTATTGGTGGATTTTCCTCAATAAACGTACTGTTCAATACTGGTAACGCGCTGAAATCTTGACTGAGATGCCAAACATCCAGCGACCCTGTCGCCGCGCTACGCATTTTACCTGTAATCTGCGACGGCTTATATCTATATTCAGCGTACCGTTCCTGATATCCAAATACATCGGCATCCGCTGACGTACCTTGCGTATAAATTTCTTCATTTAGGATTGCCTGTTCACCTAAATGCGCTAACGCTGGCCAATAAAAATCCCAGCGGTCGCGCCGCTTCCACATACGGTTCATACCTTGTTGATATGTCAAATCTGCAAATACATTTGCCATACCTATAATAACGCCATGTTCTGTAAATGACTTTGTAAACCCGTGACCTCCTACTCCTACTTGAGCCATAGCCGCCAAATTACCTTGTGGCGTTGTTGCATCTGTACTACTTGTTTGTGGTACTGCTTCAAAACCTACAGGTGATTTACCACCACCCAAATATTCTGGACGCTGCAACCGCGCGTCTGGTGAAGTTACACCAAAATGACTTTGTAGGATTTCTGTATACCTTGTACCACCTCGCGCATCGCGCTCATACAAACGCTGAATTTGAAACGCTTCTCGCAACTCATTAATCGTTGCTGCTGTTGCAACAGACAAATCAGCTTCCAAAAAGGCCTGTGTACCACCTCCACCAGCATAAACAACATTTGATGCATTAGTCTGCAGCCTACGGCCTGCTCCTGTTTCATCTATAATACCCAAATCGCCTCCACCTGTTGTGTCGGCCATAACTGGAGCTGTACTACCTAATGGTAATTGAACTGCGTCACCTTTTTGTGGCCAAGGTAATGCACTTGTGAAATAGTCATGACGCTTACCGCGCTTCAACAATACATAATCTGTAACTGCATCTGGGCCATCATCTTTATCAACAGTTACACTGTCCTGGAGATTTTCATCTCTGAACCATTCATTCCAAATTAAATTATATGCTCTACCATGAAGGTTATTAAATTCTATACCATTAACATTAATTGGCAGACCCATATAATCAAACAATGTACTGTCTGCAATACTAACACCTGCACCCAGCGTAATCTGTGGAACTAAATAACTTGTACTATCTGCTGGGTTATCCTGT